TTCAAGGGCAAGGCTTGGGATAACATTAACATTGGTTCATGGGTTCCGATAGATCATGCTGGCATTACTGCCGGTGTTGAGGCTTGGCTTCGCAAAGATAATGTGACTCCAATTGCTATGGCCCCAAATGGTAAGCGCCTTATGGAAGCCAAAGGTATTGAGTGCGAGTATGTACCTCATGGAATTGATACCAAGATTTTTAAGCCGACTGCCAAAATTCAGGGTGTGCCAGTTCGCGAGTTTATGGGTCTAACTGATGAGTTTGTTGTGGGCATGAACAGCGCAAATAAATCTAGCGGCCTAATGCACCGAAAAAGTTTCTCAGAAAATTTACTTGCATTCGCTATTTTTCGCGAGCGCCACCCAGATGCAGTTTTGTATCTACACACCGAGCCTCTTGGCTCTGCCGGTGGTTGGAATCTAATAAATATGCTTCAGGCTTTTGGTATTCCTAAAGAGGCGGTTATGTTTCCACCAATGGTGGATTACAAGTATGGAATGAGCCAAGAAGATTTGGCAGCTCTTTACTCGGCTATGGATGTTTTGCTTGCACCTGGATTAGGCGAGGGTTTTGGACTTCCAACTGTTGAGGCTCAATCTTGTGGCACTCGAGTTATTGGTTCTAACTGGGCGGCTACCCCTGATCTTGTTGCTGAGGATTCTTGGCTTGTTGAAGGTCAGCCAACTTGGAATGCTGGGCAGAATGCTATTTGGACTGTACCTTTGGTGACCTCTATTGTCAATGCTCTGGAACTGGCGTACAAAGCCGAGCGAGGCCCTAGCCAAATTGCTATGGATTTTGCTAAACAGTTTGATGTGGATACTGTGTGGGATAAGTATTGGTTGCCAGTTATGAAGAAACTTTTGAAGTGATACCGGTTCTCGGATTCTGTACCCTAAAGAGGTTTGACCTTGCTGACCGTTTGCTTGCTTCTATTGACTATCCTGTGGAGCATCTTGTTGTGGTTGATAATTCGGGATTACAGACTTGGACTCCAACAAAGCCAGACTGTGTTGGGAAGCTTTGGACTATTCGCGTTCCTTTTGGGCTTGGCTTGGTTGGGGCTTGGAATCTAATAGTCAAGTCCACACCTTATGCGCCTTACTGGGTACTTGTAAATGATGATGCTCATTTTGCACCTGGCGCTTTAGAAACTATTGCCAAAGAGGTAGACACTCAAGCTCTGAACTTCCTAGACATTGTTCCTCAATGGTCAGCGGTTGTCTTTGGCGAGGGCATGGTGGAAAAGGTGGGCCTGTATGATGAACGCTTTTATCCGCTCTACTTTGATGACAATGACCTAGAGCGCCGAGTAGATAATGCTGGTGTGCCTAAGAAAACTATTCAGGCCAAAGTTCACCATGACAACTCCAGCACTCTAAACTCAGGTTTCCAGCAAGTAAATGGAAGAACCTATGCGGCTAACATGAGGCTATTTGATGACAAGCAAGCCGATGGTGATTTTAGTCAAGGCGAGTGGAGTCTAAAAGTAAGAAGGGCTAACCGATGGGATTGAGAGTCTATGCAGGTGGCTCATTCGATCTGTACCACTATGGCCACGCTGACTTCCTAAAGCGCTGTAAAGAACTAGCAGGTGAAGATGGGGAAGTCTTTGTATCCCTAAACACCGATGAATTTATCAAGGCCTATAAAGGAAAAGGATTGGTGATGAACTATGAGGAAAGACGGAAAGCGCTCTTGTCTTGTCGCTATGTTGATGGGGTTTTTGCTAATGTGGGCGGGGCTGATTCTACTATCGCTATTGATTTAGTAAACCCTGACCTTATAGTAGTTGGCTCAGACTGGGCTAGGAAAGATTATTATGCCCAGATGGGCTTTGACCAAGACTGGCTAGATCAGCGAGGGATAGGCCTTTGCTACATTCCTTACACTCAGGGAATCAGCTCGACAGACATAAAGAGTCGCTTGCGGTTCGAGCGGTAGAATAGTGTTATGGCAATCTCAAATGGATACGCAACTCTAGCCGAGGTAAAGGCTGCTCTTCGCATTACTGACACCATTGATGACAGTTTGCTAGAAATGGCGATTGAGTCTGCCTCTCGCCTGATTGATGCTCATTGTGCGCGCTCTTTTTACAATGCTGGAACTGCTGCTCGCTACTTTGTAGCCGACAATGACTATTTGACCAACATTGATGATGCAATCACTATTACTGAGGTTGCAACCGATACTTCAGCCGATGGAACTTATGATGTTGTCTGGCAAGCAGATGACTACCAACTAGAGCCTCTAAATGGGCGCGTAGACGGCCTTGTATGGCCTTACAACGCCATTAGAGCAATAGGTGACTACACCTTCCCAATCTGGGGCGGTGAGGGCTTGGTAAAGGTCACAGGCACTTGGGGCTTCTCGGCTATTCCTACCGCTATCAAGCAAGCAACCATTATTCAGGCAAGCCGAATCTTCAAGCGCCTAGACTCACCGCTTGGTGTTCTATCAAGCCCAGACCTCGGCTTTATCCGAGTTGGCTCACGCCTTGATCCAGATGTTTCTCAGTTGGTTGATTCTTACAGGATTGTGAAGTTCGCATAGTGGCAAGCATTACCGCTATCCGCTCAGGGCTGGCTACCAGGCTGGCAACAATCACCGGACTTCGCTCAGGCGCAACTATCCCTGACAATGTGAATCCGCCTTATGCGATTATTGCGCCTTCATCTGTGGATTATCACCGAGCTTTTAACAACGCACTCTCAACCTACAACTTCACAGTCACTTTGGTTGTTGGTCGAGTGTCAGAGCGCACCGCTCAAAACAGTCTTGATGCCTATTGTTCCCCAACTGGAACTGGAAGCATTAGGGTAGCCATTGAAGGAGATAAAACCCTCGGGGGAGTTGTCTTTGATACAATAGTTACAGGCATGAGAAACTACGGCTCGGTCACCATCGGCGAGAATACCTATCTTGCCGCTGAATTCGATATCGCTGTGCAAGCAGACTAAACAAAAGGAAAATCACAATGAGTAAAACCGTTGTAACTAGCCGCTATGTCAGCATTGGCACAGCGGATGTATCATCAGCCCTATCTGGAGCTTCACTCGAGATAACTACTGAGAGCGTGGATAAGACATCTTTGGCCTCGGGTGGGTGGAGAGAAGTAGCCGCAGGTTTGAAATCTGCATCTGTAACTCTAAACTTCCAGCAAGACTTTGGTGTTGGTGGAGTAGATGCTTTGCTTTACCCACTAATCGGAACAGAGGCTACTGTCACTATCCGCAGCTCGAGCGCAACTGTAAGCGCCACAAATCCTGCCTATTCGGGAGTATTTTTGGTGAATGGCTTCTCTCCAATCGCCGGATCAGTAGGCGATTTGGCTACATTCGATGTGACCTGGGAGTCAGTCGGGGCAATTAGCCGAGCTACAGCCTAATTACTAAATAAGGATAAACAATGAAAATCAACCTACGCATCCTATTCCTTGATGGCAACAGCAAGGAAATCACCTGCTCTGCTTCAGACCTTGTAAAGTTTGAAGACAAGTTCAACATCTCAGTAAGCCGAATCCAGGAAGAAGTGCGAATCACTCACCTTCTGTTCTTGGCTTGGGCTTCTGAGAACCGCACCAAAGCAACCGCTCTGGACTTTGATGCTTGGACTGAAACAGTTGAGTCTGTTGGAGCGAGTGAACTAGACCCAAAATAGTTGGGCTTGGCGATTCATCAAGTCATTGGTACATCGCCAGCCTCGCTGTTGAAACTGGTATTGCACCTTCAGCTCTTATGGCTGAGTCAGACCGGATGTTGTGGACTATGGGCAGGTATCTTGTCTACCGGTCACAACAGATGAACAAATAGAAAGACCCCCGACTACGCATCGGGGGCTTTTCGCTTCTAAGGTAGAATTGAACCTATGGCTGATGAAATTGTGAAGTTCTATGGTGTGAAAGAAACCATTAGAGAGATGCGCAAATTCGAGCCAGAGATGCTAAAGGATTTGCGAAAGAACATTCGCCAAATTACTTTGCCAGCAGTATCAGCAATAAAAAGTAATTCTCCAAAAGTTGCACCTTTATCTGGTATGGCTGGAAATGGGCGAACCGCCTACACAACTCCTAAAGTAAATATTCGCATTACTCCAAGTGCAAAGTCATTTGGCTTTGGTTCAACTACCTCTAATCTTGTTTCTATAACAGCAACAGGCTCGGGCAATCAAGTTGGTTTTGATATTGCGGATATGGCTGGCCGAGGCCCTGGTGGCGGACAATATGCGCGAACAAGGCCTTTTATTGATCCTAGAACTGGCGCAACTGTTCGCAGAAAAATCAATGGTCAAGGTAAGAATTTGATTGAGGTTTTGAATCAACGCAGTAAGAAATCACCATCAAGATATGTCTATGGTGGGCTTGAAGATAAGTTGCCAGCAATTAGAGCAGAAGTAGCAAAAGTCATTGGAAAAACTATGGATGACTTTAGCAGAAGGTTGAGAAAATAATGGCAATCAAGGCGATAATTGCTACCCAGTTCGATGCAACTGGTATCAAGAACGCAACTAAAGAATTTGACAAACTTGGCAAAGGGCTAAGAAACACCCTTGGTGCTGTTGGTTTAGGTGTCGGTCTTGCTGCCATTACTAATGGACTAAAGGAATCTGCTAAAGCCGCTGTTAGCGATGTCAAGAGCCAGGTACTTCTAGCCCAGCAACTTCGCAACACTCTTGGTGCAACTGATGAGGCCATTGCTGGTTCAGAAGAGTTCATCAAGAAACTTATGCTTCAAACAAGCATTGCCGATGACCAACTCCGCCCAGCCCTTTCTAAACTTGCTGTTGCAACTGGTGATGTAAGTTCCGCTCAAACTTTGCTTGCATTAGCGACAGACATTTCTGCTGCCGGTTATGGTGACCTTGAATCGGTATCTAAGGCATTGGGTAAAGCTGCTGCTGGCAATACAACAACACTATTCAAACTTATTCCATCTCTAAAAGGTTCTGCTGATTGGGCAAAGCAAGCAACCCTTGAGTTTGGTGGCATGGCTGAGGCTGCCGCAAACAATGATCCTTTCCAGCGCATCAACATCATTATGGGTGAGATGCAGGAAACAATTGGTATGGCACTCTTGCCAACCCTGAATCAGTTCGCTGCTTGGTTTGCTTCACCTGAAGGTCAGGCAAAGGTTCAAGAATTTGTAGATGTCATTGTTGGTGCTATCAAGGTGCTTGTTGATTTTGCTAACTTTGTATCTGCCAACATTGATGTATTTACAGATTTGGCTATTGGTATCGGTGGCACAACTATTGCTATCGGTCTATTCAACCTGGCACTAAATACAAACCCTATCTTCCTATTTATTGGCGCTCTTGGTGCGCTGGCAACTGCCCTGCAAGCCTTACAGCCAAACATCAATGCTGCTGCTAATGGAGTGCCAACCGCTGTAAACCGAGCCGCTTCAAAGGTTGGACAAGCCGCCTATGAAAAGGCTCTGCGCGACCCTAAGAACTTTGAGCAAACCTCGACTGGGCCGAAGCTAAAGACTGGTGCGGCTATGGTTGCCGAGCAAGCCAGAATGAAGGCTTTCCAAGCTGAGATTGACAAATACAAGGCTAGTATCAAAGAGGCTGACAAGGCAGCACTAAATACAAAGTCAAACTCGCCATTTGTTCCCTCTACCTCAACTGGTGGATCAAAGGGTAAATCAAAGGCTGATGTTGCTCTTGAAAAAGCACAAAAAGCTCTTGATGGCTTCAAAACTTCACTAAGAGGTATGGCTGACTTTTCTGCTCTTACCAGTATTGAAAAAGAAGTTGGCGATTTCCAGAAATCAGTTATTGATTCTTTTGCACAGATTTACAACAAGATTGCTGAGATGCCAGCCAAGACTAAGGGTCTTGACAAACTTCGCAACTTCCTAAAAGCCGAGCAAGCAATCCTTGAAGAAAATGCCCGCCAGCGCGATGCAGTAATCAAGAAGCGCTCACTTGCTCAAGCAATTATTGATGATGTCCGCTCTAGCCTTATGGGAACTGGCAACCTTGCCAGTCTTATGGAAGATCAGACTAAGTCAGTCACAACTACAGTCAGCAAGATTGTTGATGGCTTTACTGTTACCACTAAGCGTACAGTAGATGAGGTTGTTGGCGCTAAGGGTGTCATTGGCCGACTAAAAGATGTAGTTGCTAAGACTAAAGCCTTCGCGACTCAACTAACTGACCTAAAGGCGCTAGGGCTAAACCCTAACCTATTCAAGCAGATTGTTGATGCTGGCCCAGAAGTAGGTGGCGAACTTGCTAAGGAAATCCTTACCGGTGGCTCAGATTCAGTAAAAGCGCTAAACAACACCTTCAGCGAGCTAGAGAAGGTCACAGCCGAAGTATCGGAACAGACCGCAACAGTTATGCTTGAGGCTGGCGCAAAGATTGGTAGCGCACTTGTAGATGGGCTTTTGGCTGAAGAAGAGCGCCTAGTAAATGCTGCAAAGCAACTGGCTGATGCATTCAACAAGGCATATCAAGAAAACATTATGGCGCTATCTGTTCCAGATGCTCCAGCCGTCACACCAAAGGTAACTGCTAAGACAACAGTTATTGCTCCAAAGGTGACTATCAAGGCAACACCTCAGACCAAGACCGATGCTCAAAAGGCGGTAGCAACCATCAACAAGTATTACGCTGCTAACCCAACAGCAATCAAGCCAAGCGCCAACCCGAACTTCTACGCTCATGCCTGATCAGTTAGTTGAAATCGGTTTTGACCTAGTTCTCCCAACTGGGCCATTCTTTACTCTTGATGACCCAATCAAAGGGCAGTTAGACAACACAACCTATACCCTTGCCGGTTTTCAGTATTATGACATCACAAACTATGTGACCAGTATTGAAGTGACCCGAGGTAAGTCCGATGACATTGCCACCATCTCTTCTGGAGAACTGGTTGTCGAGCTGAATAACCGCACCCGAGCATTTGACCCAACCTATGAGGCTGGGCCTTACTTTGGGCAGATTATCCCTAAGCGCCTAGTTCGCTACTCAGTAAATGGAATCCAGCAATACCAGGGAGTTCTAGATGACTGGGGTCTAAACTACACACCTGATGGCGATGCGGTTGCCAACTTTGTGGCCTCAGATGGCTTTGTGTACCTAAACAACCAGACCTTAGCGGCAGGAACAGCAACCCCTCAACTATCAGGCGCTCGAGTATCTGAAATCCTAGATAATGAGTTTGTCCAATGGCCGACAGATCAGCGCGACATTGACCCAGGCTCAGTAACCCTCGGTGCTAACCCAGTAGATGAAGGTCAGCCGGTTCTAAGTTACTTGCAAGCAATTGAGCAGTCAGAGCTTGGATTGTTCTTTATTGACAAGACTGGCAAGGCAACCTTTAGGGATAGAACTCACAGCCCAATTACCACAGACCTTGTAAAGTTTGCCGATGATGGCACAGGCATTTCCTACCAGAATCTTCTAATCTCTTATGGGTCGGAAGACTTGGTAAATGAGGTTGTATCCACCTCGGTCATTACAACCACCGAAACAACCAGTATTGATGAGGCCTCGCAAGAAGAGTTCGGTATCTTCAATGCCACTTTCCCTGACTTGCTTCTTAGCACCGATGAGCAGGTAGCGGTTTACAACTCAACCCTCTTGGCTAAATACTCTCAGCCGGTCTACCGCTTCAGTGAACTAGAAGTGCGACTAAATGACCTAAGCGAAGCCGACCAGAATGCTGTGCTAAACCTAGAACTAGGTGACTTTGTGCAGGTGGTTTTCACACCTAGCAACCTACCGCCAGCAATCAACAAATATGCAGCGGTGATCCGAGCCAACCACTCAGTAGACATCTCAGGCGAACACATTGTGACCCTCGGGCTAAATACCCTAAACTTTACCTATCTAATCCTCGATGACACCATCTTTGGTAAACTAGATGAAGGCTCACTAAGCTAAGGAAATCATGGCAGTCAGAAAAACTTTTACCGCAACCGAGGTTCTTACAGCGGCCAACACTAACCTGTATCTTTACAACAGGCCAGATGTCACCTCTTCAACCGCTACCGCTTACACAGCGACCACTAGCGATGTAAACAAGACCCTTCAGTTCACCGCTGCTTCTGCTGTGACTGTGACCATTTCTACCGCAACCGCCCTGGTTGCTGGTGAGGTTTTCAATGTTCTCCGCGATGGTGCTGGAACTGTTACTGTAACCGCTGCTTCAACTGCTGTGACTATCAAGGGTCGCGGAACAGCGGCTACTAACTATGCCATTGGCACACAATATGACATGATCTCGGTGCAATGTGTGGGAACTAATGATTACCGTGTTATCGGAAATGCTACTGCCAGCTAATGCTTATTCCTTTTGGTGTTTTTAGTGCTGGAGTTAGTGCTGGGCCAACTAACTCTTTTGAGTTGATTAGCACTACAATTCTTGGTTCAACATCCTCAATCATAAGTTTTACATCTATCCCATCAACTTATAAACATCTTCAAATTCGCTTTGCTCAGGTGGCTTCTGCTGGTAATGCTGGTTCTGCTATGAGTTTGACTTTTAACAGTGTTGGTGGAACTTCTTATGCTTATCACTGGCTTGTAGGTTCTGGTAGTTCAGTTTCTTCCGGAGCATCACCTGCTAGTCAGTCAATTATGAAAGTATTTGGTGAAATTGTGGGTACAGATACTACTAAGCCAACTGTCGGAATTATTGACATTTTTGATTATGCAAATACAACAACAAATAAAACAGTTAGGGCTTTTGCTGGTATTGCCACAGGTGAAGTTTCTTTGCACTCTGGAGTATTTATGAATACATCGGCTATTTCATCTTTGACTCTTGGTTCTCCAAGTGCTATTGGTAGCCGTTTTAGTCTTTATGGAATCAAGGGATAATAATGCCAACACCTACTTATACACCGCTGGCTAACATTACCCTTGGCTCAAGTGCTAACCCAGTTACTTTTTCAAGCATTAGCCAGTCTTATAAAGATTTAGTACTTGTTATTACTGGAAATATAGATGCTTCCGGTGCCACTATGGTTCGATTTAATTTGGATTCTGGTTCTAATTATTCATATGTTCTTATGCAGGGTAACGGCTCGACAACTTTTTCAACTTCTGTTTCAACTAACCTAATTTATACAGGGGTTATGCCAAATTCGACAACAAATGTCAGCACTTATACTGTGCAAATTATGGATTACTCAGCAACGGATAAGCATAAAACAGCTCTTGTTAGGTCTAGTGATTCAGCCAACTTGGTTCATGCAATAGCGGGGCGTTGGGCAAATACCTCTGCTATTACAACTATTGAAGTATATGGTTCGGGTGCAAGTTTTCGGGCTGGAACAACAATGGCTCTTTATGGGATTGCGGCTTAATTATGGCTAATGAAACAATGACCTTAATTAGCACCGTAACTGTGGGGGCTGGTGGAGCTTCAACCATAGACTTCACATCCATTCCACAGACCTACACAGACTTAAAATTATATGTAAGCACCAGAACTACAAGTTCAGGAGCAGTAGGTGAAGTTGCTTACATTACTTTAAACGGTTCAACATCATCATTTACTGGAAGATACTTACAAGGTAGCGGTTCGGCTACAAGTTCTGGCTCACTAGGCAGATTTGCTGCTTTAAGCACAGATGGAAGTGCCACAGCAAATACATTTTCTAATAATGAGATTTATATTGCGAATTATGCTGGTTCTACATATAAAGCTTTTAGCGGTGATGCAGTAGTTGAAAATAACGCAACAACCTCATACCAAGAATTGCTTGCTAACCTTTGGTCTAATACAGCAGCAATTACATCTATCACTCTAAATACTTCTGGCGGTGTATTTGCACAATATTCAACAGTCAGTTTGTATGGCATCCTAAAAGGCTCTGGCGGAGCAACTGTTTCTTAATAACTAGCAAGGAAGAAAAAAATGACTGAAACACTTACCAAAATCCTGATTGATTGCAGCACAGGCGAACAGACTGTTGTTCCTTTGACTGCTGAGGAAATTGCACAGCGTGAAGCTGATGCTCTAGCGTATGCGGAACAAAAGGCAACTCAGGAAGCTGAGGAAGCTGCTAAAGCTGCGGCTAAAGCAAGTGCAGAGGCGAAACTTGCTGCTCTGGGTTTGACCGCTGATGAGATTGCAGCTCTCAAGTAAAATAGACTAAACGGCCTACGCAACCGGACAAGAAAGACCGATTGTGTCAGATCAAGAAGTGCCAGTATGGGCGCAAGAACTCATAAGAGAAGTAACTATCCTGAATGAGCGCTTGCCTAACCACATAGATTACACAACCAGAAATATCTCGGATCATGAGGCAAGAATTAGAACCCTCGAGGCCTTCAGATGGTTGCTGTTGGGTGTCGCATCTGTATCCGGTTTAGCCGGTGCTTGGATTTCTAAACTGCTAGGAATCTAAAAGATGAAAGCCGTTAGATTATTAGCGGCTACTACGCTGGCCTTCAGTTCTCTTTTCCTTGCCACACCAGCTCAGGCTAACTGTGTCAATCCTGGTCAAACAGTTGAACCAACAACCGAGGTGGCAGTTCAAACTGTTATCACTTGCGGTGGCGATGATGTCGGCTACCATATCCCTTTATCTGTTGGGGTGACTTTTGATGGTCAAACCTTCGACAAGGTTTATGCCACAACCAATTCAGTTATTACTTTTGGCGCACCTGATGGCACTTATTGGGATTACCCTCGCACCGCCTCTATAAGCCTTTACTCTATGGACTGGCTTATTTTGCCGTCTTACCGCACCGATGAACACCTGATTATTCAAAGCTCGCAAGGTGGGTTCTCGGTAGACATTTCAGCCCGACCTTATGGCAATTACAATGTGCTACAACCAACCAACATTATTATTACCGCTGCTATCAACTATGACGGATCTGTGGCTATCTCTTACATGGTTGCTGGGCCTACTTATGACGGTCAAACTCGCACCGGTGTCCGAACCACCGATGGGCAGATTATTACCCTAGAGGAATACGGCATAGTCCAGACTGAAGAGCCTGTTGTTTTGCCAGCCATTCCAGAGCCAAGCCCTGAGCCAGTAGTTCCGACCCCGACACCTGAGCCGACACCTCAGCCAACCCCTGAGCCAACAGTTGAACCCGCTCCACCTGCTCCAGAGCCACAGCCCGCTCCACCCGCTCCCGCACCTGAGCCAGAACCTATCCCAGAACCCGCTCCTGAGCCACCAGCCGAGCCAGAACCAGAACCTGAACCTGCACCTGCTCCAGCGCCCGAACCTGCTCCAGAGCCGCCTGTAGCGCCTGAGATAGCACCACCAATCGAACCAGAGCCACCAGTCATCTTGCCAGTAAGTCAAGAAGAACAAATGGCAGTTTTAGCCGAGGAAGCAAAAGCAGATGACCCTGTTGTTCCTCAAGAACTGGCAGCAATCCCTCTAATTGGAGATGCTGCTGTCGCTGTTCTCGAAGCCTTCAACGCTCTTGGCAACTTGGGTGCTGATATTCGGCCAGAGGTTAGAGAAAAGGCGCAAGAAGTAGTTGTGTCATCTGTAATTGTTGGACAAATTGCTACCGCATCTATGGCAACTTCATCGGCTGCCAGTTATAGGAGAAATAAATGAAATTCTTGAATGACTTGCTAGGTCAGTTATGGACTTTGGTCGGCCTCGGAGTTGCTTGGATTTTGCTTGAAGGAACAAGTCGCACAGTTGTTGGCTGGGTAATCCTTGCCTCATTAGCAATCTGGATGGCAACTTATCCGCTTCGCAACCGCGAGTAAAATGGTAGACATGAACCGCTTACCTAGAGCTAAGGCTGAGGCTGATAAGTGGGTGAAGTGGTGGTTTGCTGACAAGCCAAATACCAGCCTTGAGGTTATTGCTAATGCTCGGCGCATCTTTATAGAGAAGTACCTTGACAACTACAAGGTAAAATAGACCTATGACTTGTTTTTATGAACCTGTAAGAGGCCCAGGCCGAGAGCGCCGAGATGAACTTGGCAACACCGCGCCATACCGTACCCAACCACACAGAGGTTCGGACTGGGGTTTCACAAACGGCTCTGAGGGCAAAGAAATTTATGCCATGCACGCTGGCAAGGTCACAAAGGTAGAAAACAACCCAGCCCTCGGTTGGTCAGTTGTTATCAAATCGGTTTGCGACAATGCGGCTTGTGCCAAAGATCACATTGAATACAACCACATGCTTGAGAAGCCTCTTGTAAAGGTTGGCGATGAAGTCAAAGGCAACTACCAGTCAGTAATTGGCAAAATTGGTGCAACTGGAACTTCACTCTCAAAGTCGGGTGCTTTTCACCTTCACGCTTCATGCGCTCCAGCACCACAGCCACACGCCGCTGACCGCAAAGTTCTAAAAGACCTCTTCAAGCTGATTGACCAGTCTTCTGCTCAGCGCAAGGCAAACATGGAAGCCAAGAAGGCGGCTCAATAATGGCTCGAATCAAACTAATCCTTAGCACCATTGGTGAAGTCCTTTGGCGCTCATTTGGCCTATACCTAAAGTTTCTAAAGTTTGGTGTTGTTTTTGGTGGAGTTGGCTCTGCAATTGCGGGCGATATCAAGATTCTTTTTATTGGCCTACTGGCTGCCTTTGTCCCTTCACTAATTGAAGCGGTGGCAGAATTGGGCGAAGAGATCACTCGAACAGGCAAATCCACAAAGCCTGGAATTAACCACGCTTTCAATAAGGCCGCTGACGCACTTGACAAGCAGGAAAAAAAGGCAGAAGAAAAGTCTGCTAAGTAAGGATTCCCTTGCTCAATCGCCTAATTATTTGGCTACTTGTGATCCAGTCTTACTGGCTCTTGCGAAAGCGTAGATAGCTTTCCGGTCAGCGGCGCTTGTCCCACCCCAAATACCATAAGGCTCATGGGCCAGAGTTGCATACTCAGCGCATAATGCCTTAACTGGGCAAAAATCGCAAATTAACTTAGCGTCCATCTCATCCTGACGCATCTTCCTCATCTGGGCATTTGTTGGTGTGCCTGGGAGCATAGGCTCAACAAAGAACATCTCCATATATTGAGGTTCAGCGCATTGCGGGGGTTTGCCTAGTTCGGCTAGGGCTTGGCCCAGAGCTAGAAGGCTTTGTTGAATCTTTTTTGACAACTTGCTCCTAAATGTCGGTGGTATCAACTAGGTTAGGCATACAAGCAAGAAAGGGCAAATCCATGCAGATACTAAATGAGGCGCTTATCACCTCGGCAACGCTTTTGGGCCATTTTGAGAATGGCTCAGAGGACTGGCACACCGCTCGCAATGAACCTGGTGCTATTGGCGGTTCGGACATTGGCGCAATCGCTGGTTGGAATCGCTGGGAGTCGGCAATTAGCAAGTGGGCCAAAAAGACTGGCAAAATTCAGGACAACATTGTTCCAAGCCATCGGATGCGAATGGGAACAAAGTTTGAAGATGACCTTTTAGAAATTTACCAAGAGGATCACCCAGACCAAGAGGTTCTAGTGACCGGAACTTGGGCTTCTATTGCTGAGCCGCTAAACCGAGCCAACCCTGACGCGGTTGTTATTGATGAGAATGGCGAGTTGCTTCTAATTGAGGTGAAGTTTATGGGTGACAACGCTTATGAAATTCCTCAGTCCTATAAAGCTCAGATGCAGTGGTATATGGGCATTCTGGGAATAAAGCGCGGGGTGCTTGTCGCTTGCGCTGGCTCTAATTATGTCGAGTTGCCTCTTGAGTTTGATGCTTTCGAGTTTGACACTCTTTGCCTACTGGCTGACCAGTTCCGCCGCTATGTCGAGAATGACATTATGCCGGACTGGGATGGCTCAAACAGCACTTATGAAACTATCCGAGCAATCAACCCAGACATTGACCCAGAAGCCTCAGAGGAACTAGGCGAACTTGGTATCCACCTGTCAAACACTTATGCTGAGTTGCAAGAGCTGGAAAGAAAATACAAAGAACTTCAGAGTCGAACCCTCGATGCGATGGGTAAGGCCAAATGGGGAACAGTAGATGATCAAAGGATTGTCTACAGAACTAGCAGAGCCGGTGGGCAACCCTACCTGGCTTGGAAGAAATAAGAGAGGGAAAGATGAATCTATTACTAAATGACCAGGTGCAGGTTTCTATTGAAACTCGCTTTGGACTGACACTAATAACGGGCAGCGTTATTAGTCTTGGTGAGGTACTAAACAAGCCAGATGTTTACTGGTTTCAGATTGCTGGGCTAACTAGCACTTTTTACACAGATGATGAACTAACAGTAAAGAAGGTTGGCTAATGGCTGCATTCAATCCAGCGGATTATGAAACCGTTGCCGAGCGCATCAAGCGCTTCTACGCCGACTATCCAGAAGGCAGAATTATCACTAAGAATCAGACAACTAAGCAAGACCGCCTAGCAAGCACTTGGGTTGTCAAAGCTTCTATCTTTATTCCTAACTGGCAATTTGCCGATGAGAGTAAATACCTAGAGCAGTATGTCCTAAAAGCAACTGGCCTAGCCTTTGAAGTAGATGGTCAAGGAATGGCTAATAAAACCTCGGCGCTAGAGAATGCGGAAACCTCGGCTATTGGTCGCGCACTCGCAAATGCTGGCTATTCAGGTGACAAGCGAGCCAGTAGGGAAGAAATGGAAAAGGTTGCCCGAGCTAATGCGCCTAAGAGAGATTGGCTTGCTGAGGCTGAAGCCTTTGCCCTTGTCTATGATGCAAATGGACTCCGTAAACTGTATTCAGAGGCAGTCGCTAACCGAGCTTTGCCAGACATTATAGAAAAGATAAAGGCTTATGGACAGGATGTCGCTTCAGGATCACAGGATTCTCAGGCTGGCCCTGATAGAGGTAAAGGAGTTGCATAGTGAACTCATTGCCAACAACCAACTCACAACAGCAACCAGTCTTATCCCCTGCATCTTTGACCGAGCCGAGCGACTCCATACCGGCAGATACTATGACAGGGATAGTCCAAGAACTCCACCGCATTCGGGCTGAGGTTCAAAAGGGTATCTCTGTGCTTTATGACACCGAGTGCAAACTTGCCGATGCTGAAAATGCTTATGAGCGAGAACTACAACTGGCTTTCATCAATGCTCAGGGAACTATTGCTGACCGCACCGCTATAAGCCGTCTACAAGCCTCTGAGAAGCGCCTACAAGCGGATTTGGCTAAGGCTGAGTGGAATAGGGTCAAGGCTAAACTCAAAGCCCTAGAAACCGCTCAGATGGGGATTCAAACCTCGGCTCGCCTAATGGAAACCGAGTTGAAAACCCTAAGATGATAGTCTTACTTTTATGGCTGGCTGCCTTGATTCTTTTGGCATCTATCCCTTCCAGGTGGTATTGGTCTTTTCTTTTCTGGCTGGAAATAAAGGTAATTAGCAAGTTCGGCAAAATAGAGGAATTATGAAGCTGCCTAGCAAGATTCGGATTGGCTCTCAGATTTGGGAGATTACCGAGCAAAAGCGCAAACACAATTCTGAGTTCCTTGATGGCACTTATGGGTTCACAGTAGATAAAGACAACACTATTGTTCTTGATGCTGAAATGGCTTCATCTATCCGCCGAGTCACTTTGTTCCATGAGGTGCTTCATGCTGTGAGATTTGTTTTTGGTGGTTCTTTTAAGCCTGGCAAAACAACAACTTATGAGGAATGGGAGCATTACTGGATTGGACTTTATGAAGAACCGGTTTTGATGGTGCTTAGGGATAACCCAGAATTATTAGCCTTTTTATTGGCAGATGACTAATGACACCTCGCGAGTTTCAAAAGTATCTTGATCGCGATGGTTATGCCTGTTGGCATTGTGGAACAACCGAAACCCTAGTGCCTCAGCATCGAGCTGGGCGTGGTATGGGTGGCAGTAAAAAACAAACACCAGCAAATATTATTGTCTTATGCTCGCTGTTCAATGGTCTGATTGAGTCTGATGCTAAAGCGGCAGGTATGGCTTTGCGCTATGGATGGAAAGTTTCAAGGTATGAGAAGCCTGTAGAAAAACCTGTGTATAACATTGTGGAAGGCTTGTGGTATTTCCTAAATGATGATTACACGCGACAAGCTGTTATAGAATAAAAAGGTAAAACCCCAGCGTGACGGTAATCACCTGGGGCATGACCGACTAATAAGGAGTCAGTATGTCTAAGCCTAGCCCATCGGGCAATATCAGGCAATTTGAGCCACAGGTTTTATACCGATTCTGGCAAAATGAAACTTTACTTTACATTGGCATAAGTCAATCTTTTCTTAGCCGAATGGATCAGCACTACGCAACAAAAGAGTGGTTCAAATTTATTACTAACATTACTCTTGAGCATTTTCCTACTCGCTATGATGTAGAACAAGCTGAAAAGCAAGCAATCAAAAAAGAAGCGCCTATGTTCAACTTGGTTTACAACACTAAGAATCTAAAAGGCATGACTCAGGTGACTAGACTAGAGAACCTATTACCCGATGATTACTTTTACAATTTGCCAGAAACCAAACAAGAGCGTAAGGTATTCATCGAAAGCCTAAAATCAGAAAAGGGTGGCTATACAAGACTTACTCTTTCTAAACTCAGAGTTCCTTATCCACCGCCTAAAGCATGGAGAAGTAAACTAATCGAGCATGGCAAGTTAGTAACCAAAACTAAATAAGCACCAAGTCAGAGGCCAGAGGCCGTTAGCCTGACTATAAGTCAACTTCCTGACCCTGATCCGGCCAGTTATCGAGCTTTAGAGGCTGCCGATTTACCATGCCTAAATAATCAAGTTAGGCTGACCGTAGGGAAAGACCACCGCTCATAAAAACAGAGCGTAAAAGAGATGCATATTTGGTATGAACACACATCGCCTCATACCCCTGGCCTTACATGGACTATGCACCTAGTCAACCTGCTTATACAGGGCGCGATTCAGGGAAACCTGACAGTGTTGTAAACCTATACCGTACCTATACGGCTGGACTACAAGGCTGGCTTACTTAGCCAGTTTTTGTTCCCTACCCGAAACCTTCCGGCTGATACTGCTACAGTTATTGAATGCTGGAAGAACAGAAACTTGTCTGCAAGAGATGTGGCTTTACTGAGTTTGTTCCGGCTGATAAGCGCAAGCGCAAAGATGAACTGTGTGTTGATTGTCGAAGAAGACCGGCTAAGACTATTAACTATGGGCTGGATAAGTCTTGTAAACCCTGGGGCGGAAGCTTTGATTTAGAGGACAATCCGGTTGAGTGGGGTCATCTTTTTCTACCTGGCAAGCGTGTTTGTGGTCACCGAGATTGTGTTGAGTTGTCGCACATTATTGTCGACTGATTCTGCTAGTGTCTAACTACTTGCTACCCAGTAAGTAATAAAACTAATGAAAGAGCTAATTATGGCTAAGTGTGTTATTCAGGTTAAGGGAAACCTTGCCAGAGATGTTGAAGCAAAAGTATCTAAGGCTGGCAAGATGTATTCAGTCTTGAGTGTGGGATCTACACCTTCTAAAAAACTTCCTTCTGGTGAGTGGGAGAATGGCGAAACAATGTGGTTCAATGTCACAGTTTTTGCCGAGCTAAATCCTTTTGAGTTCAAGAAGGGTTCACCGGTTGAGGTTGAGGGAACTTTTGTTGCCAGACATTACACCAAGAAAGATGGAACTCAGGGTCTAAGCCTTGATGTGACTGCTGATGGGGAAAAGGTAAAGGTTGTTCCTCGCAAAGAGTCTGTAAGCCCTAATGCTGCTCAGGCTAAAGAAAACTGGAATGCTCCGGCTAACTGGAGTGAAGTGACTCCTCTAGTTGATTTGAGTGAAGCACCATTCTAGAACTCTACTTTCGAGTAAGCGGCTCGCCTACCCCTCAAGGCTCTAAAACAGCCTTTGTGCGCGGTGGGCGGGCTGTTCTAGTTGAGGCCAATAAGAAACTCCCAGAGTGGCGCAGGGCTGTATCTGATGCCGCTTTATTAGCGCTGGCAGATCACCAAGCGATCAAGCCTTTTACTGGCCCTGTAAAGGTTGCTATCACCTTTTACCTAGCCAAGCCAGCCAAGCCTAAGTGGGCTTTAGTTCCGGCCTCTAAGCCTGATTTGGACAAGCTCATAAGGGCAGTCCTAGATGGTTGCCTACCGGTCTGGACTGATGATGCCTTAGTTGTCGAACTGGTGGCTAAGAAAATCTGGTGTTCAACAGACCCAGAATCCTACCCAGAGCCAGGTTGTTCGGTCTATATCAAGGCTTTATAACAGTTTGATAACCGGCGTGTCTTTTTGCTAATTTGCTACATTTACCCCTGAAATAGTGCTACATTTGTCTTACAGCCAAAAAGGCCTGAAAGATAAGAAGGGGAAACAAAATGAACAAGGAACTAGCAAAACTACTAAAGGCTTCACTAAAGGTTCAGTTCCCATACTGCACATTCAAGGTAACCACCCAGCGCGGAATTATGCTTGACCAAATCACCGTAAACTTCGATGGTGAAGTAGATGTGCAAGAGCTACGCGCTATCTGCCGCTCATGGTCTACTGATGATCTAAGTGTTATTGCTCAGGGCAAGGCTTACACCTTGATGCAGGTGGCATAATGCGAAGCCTGATCAACTACCTCGGCGCACTAGCCGCATTCCTAGTGTTAGGCGCATCAATGGCTTTTGTCGAATGGATTGCTCAGTTTGAGTTCCTCGGCTGGCTTGCACTCGGCTTTATTTTCTTTGCTCCTATCTTTCTGGCAATCAAGTTTTGGAGAAGCCTCTAATGACAACTCCAGTATTTGATCAGGTAAATGCAACTCATGACCTTTACCGAGCCACCGCAAGACTTGAGGCTCGCCGAGAACTGGCTGAGGAACTTCGCCAGATTCAAAAACCAACCAAGCAAGTTGTAGACATTATCAAGCGATTGGAAACCAATGCTGGAGATAACTGAAACCGCTTTTGGCTCGGCTCTCAAGGAAACTCTTGAACTAGGTAGCCAGCAAGAAAGAGAAAGAATTATCCACCTGCTCAACAATGATGCAGTCCTACAGATGAACCTTTCAGCGCAATGGCTGACCTACATAGTGGAGATGATTGAAGATGTGCAGTAAGCCAGGTTGCGATAAGCCGATAAGAGCTAGAGGCTTTTGTATCAATCACTATGGGGCAGCAACACTTGAGGCTCGCAAGGCTTCAGGTTATGTTCCTGTTGATCTCCGCCGTAGCACCTCTAACTGGAGCGAAGCAGATTATGAAGATTACTGGCAGTTTGTAAAAAAGGAGTTGAACCTTGTTTAAGTCAAAGCAAAGAATTGCTTCAGCATGGGCTAAAGGTCTAATGCTTGGTAAGGCAGTTGGCGCTCGAGATGAGCGTGACCGAATTATTGACCTTTTGCAAGGTAAAGGTGTGGTTAGCTCAGATGTCATTATCAAACTAATCAAAGGCGCTAAAAATGATTGACCTAGAAAGCCGGATTGAGATTATGCTGGCTTACTTCGCTGCCTCAAATGCAAGATTGCTAGAAATTGAAAAGAAACTAGAAAGGCTAGAACAATGGCAGATGTCCTCGAAGTAATGGGCTGGTATTCAATCTTTATGGGTATCGCTTTATTGGTGATTATCTCTTACTTGATAAAGAAGAACAATGAGTAAGCACCGAGGTCAGCGAGCTTATCCGCTCTACTGGGAACTTATCTATCTGAAGCGAATGTGGCATGGCAAGTGGAAATACAAACTAAGGGGAAAAAGATGAAGAAGGCTAACAAAGACTTCCTAATGGACTTGGAGCGAGAGCGCCTAGATCAGTCTTGGAAGACACCGAAAGAGATAGCACTTACTCAGTTCACCAAGATTATCTACCGCGACAAGGTTGTGGATCACCGCTTCCGCGACAACATTATGTTCCACGCTGGGCGCTACTCAATGGGCGCTCGAGATACAGAGGCTCTAAATGGCCACAAGGTAGCAAGCAACCTAATTAGCAAGGAAGGTAAAAAATGAAAGTTGTAATCTGGACAAAGAGTTTTTGTGTGCAATGCGAACAGACTAAGAAGCAGTTTGACAAACTAGGTATCGAGTATGAGGAACAAAGCCTGGAAGATAACCCTCTAGTGCTTGAGGGTTTCAAGCAGCAGGGCCTACTAGCAGCGCCAATTGTGACTACTGATACAAAGGCTTGGTCAGGTTTCAGACCTGACAAGATTCAATCGCTAGACCGCTATCTTAAGAGCTACGGGGAAAAGTAATGGATACCGTATACACCAAGGGTTTCATGTCAGGTACTGCTTTAGAGAGGGAACGCATTATCAAGTTGATAGAGAGTCAGATAACACCTTGCCTTTGTGAGCAAGGTTGTATGGCTGATGATAACCCTGCCTATCAAGAACTAATTGAACTTATCAAGGGAGAAACAAATGAGTGATTATGAGCTGCTAGATGAAGCAATAACCTTGCTAGAAACACCGCACCTAGTCTGGTCAGATGACTTTGAGATTATCCGCCATCATCTTTATGCCTTGCTAGTTAGTGAAAGAAAAAGCCTTGCACCACATGAGGCAACTTTTGACCTAGCCAAAGAACTACTTGACGGCTTTCATAATGACTTTCAGATAGGCTAAAGGAATGCTTGAAGACCTAACCGCTCCACCTTCTAAGATTTGGACTTGTCGAGTTCGCACCTTAGCAAGTGAACTAAGCGACAAAGATGCCGCCATCCTTGCCGAAGCTATTGCCAATCCGCAATGGAAAGCCGAAACCCTATCTAAAGCCCTAAACCAAAAAGGGCTAAAGATTGCCGGATCAGGTATCACTCGACACCGACAAGGAAACTGCTCATGCTCGAAAATTTAGGCCCAGCACCAAAGATAGAAACACCTATTGGCTGGAAACCGGCAGTCGAGTTTGATGGCACAGAAGGTGTAGCAACAACACCTGGACTAGCAGACGGACTTGATTACACCGAGTTCCTAGAGCAAGCCGGATACTCGCCAGACATCTATGAAGTGATTGGCGCACCTCGCACCTCTCGCTGGCAGGTCTATGACGGTTCTTGGCGCACCTCTTACCGCTTCCACTTCCGCCTAAAGCCTGACAATGCAGTTGCATTACCTCTGCTCTACAAGGAAGCAAAGAAGACTAAGGTTAGTCCACCTAAACTAACCGCTAATGGCAAGGTGCTAGTTATTGCCACCGCTGACTATCAGATTGGCAAAAAAGCGAGTAGAGGTGGAACACCTGAGTTGCTCGCAAGATTATTTACTTCTTATGCCAACATAACCAGTCATCTAAAAAAGAATAAGTATGAACAGATTATTATTCTGGATGCCGGTGACATTATTGAGAACTTTGGAAATGCCGCCGACCTAGCCCAACTCCAATCTAATGACCTCTCAATTCAGGATCAGATTGATTTAGCAGCGACATTACAATTTGACCTAATCAAGCTGGCTAATAAGTATGCTCCAGTAACCTATGCCTCAGTAGGCTCTAACCATTGCCAATGGCGAGTTAATAAGCAGGTAGTGGGAAAGCCGGTAGATGACTGGGGAATCTTTATTGTCAAGCAACTTCGCAAGATAACTACTGAAATTGGTATGGATGTCAAATACCTTATTCCAGGTGACTATGAAGAAACACTAGCCCTAGACCCTTTTGAGGATAAGTTCCATGTTGTAGGTCTATTTCATGGGCATCAAGCAGCAAGACCTGAGCAAGTTCCTAACTGGCTCGAGAAACAGGTTGCCGGACTACAACCTCTTATGAATTTCTCTGTTGCGGTGTCAGGCCACTATCACCATACTCGCATCCAGCAATTAGGTGCTGCTCATAATGGCGGCTCAAGATGGTGGATTCAAGCCTCAACAATGGACTCAGGAAGCGACTGGTTTAGATTGCGGTCAGGTCAGGATGCTACAACCGGAATCACAGCCTTTGAGTTAGAGAAGCAGGTGCTATTCAATGGGTCGGTGTTTAGATTTTGATGGAAAAAGAAGAAGTAATAGAAGCCCTCAAAGACTGGTACATAACTACTCATTGCATGGATGAACACAGTTGCCGCCAATACTCGCTATTTATCCAGCAAGTCATAAGAGTAATGGAAGATAAACAACCTGTGCCAGAAATGCCAGATTGCGACTGCTATGAATGTAAGGCTGCCTAATGTGTCATTGTGGAGAAGCAATCAAAGCCAAAGGCCTATGCTCCAAGCATTACCTAGCAGACTACCGCCAGCGTAAACAGCAAGGCCTAATAAAAAAGACACCAATCATCGAACTCATCGAAGCAACCTACAAAGACACACCTAACTGTGGAGTATGTGGAGAACCTAAGCGAGCTAAGAACCTATGTACTAAGCACTATTTTCAACTAAGAAGGGGAACAAATGATTAGCCTACCGAATGCGACTGTGTATCACGGCTCTAACCTTGATGTACTACCAAGCCTGCCGGACAACTCGGTGGACTCGATTGTGACTGATCCGCCTTATGAACTGGGTTTTATGGGCAAGTCTTGGGATAACTCAGGCATTGCTTACTCGGTTGAGTTGTGGACTGAGTGTATGCGAGTGCTAAAGCCAGGTGGTCACTTGCTTGCCTTTGGTGGGTCTAGAACTTGGCACAGACTTGCGGTTGCGATTGAGGATGCTGGCTTTGAGATGCGCGACTCGATTGCTTGGCTCTATGGCTCAGGCTTTCCTAAGTCAATGGATGTCAGTAAAGCTATTGACAAGATAAACGGTAAGCCTCGAAACCTAACAGATTTTACTCTTTGGCTAAGAACAACAGGTGTAACTATAAAACAAGTGACTCAAGTTTTGAGAGATGCAAAACTTATTTCCGAGAATGGAACAATGGCATCACACTATTTTGCAATATCTGAAGCAGGACAGCCAGCCATTCCGACAGTTGCCATATGGAAAGTCATTAGGCCACTCTTAGCCGCAGTGCCTGAGTGGGTTGATGAAATGGTTACTCGCATTGAAGCTGAGCGTGAAGTGATTGGGAAAGGTGCTGATTATGGACATACATTGGAAAAAGAGATTGATCAAAAATTTGGTTTTAAGAAAGATTATGACATAACTGCACCTGCTACCCCCGAAGCTCAGAAATGGCAAGGTTGGGGAACAGCACTAAAGCCAGCCTTTGAACCTGTTGTTGTAGCTCGCAAACCTTTGATTGGAACTGTTGCCGCTAATGTGTTGGCTTATGGAACTGGTGGGCTAAACATAGATGCCAGTCGGATAGGAACAGAAAAGATTTCCACGCACCACGCACCAAAGGGAACATTCGCTGGTGGTGAGCAAGACAGAGGATCTGACACTTCGACCTATCAGGAACACACAGGTCGCTGGCCAGCAAACATAATCCTTGATTCTTATACCGCTGAACTACTAGATGAACAGAGTGGAGTTAGCAAGTCAGGTAAGCCAGGCGCGCGCACCTCTGATGGATTCAATACCAACTCTTATGGGCAAGGCATCGGCATCAAAGCAGGTCAAGATAATGGCGAGTATGGTGACTCTGGTGGCGCTTCTCGATTCTTTTATGTAGCCAAAGCATCTAAGAAAGACCGCAATGAAGGACTGGAAGAACTAGAAGCACAACTAACTGCTGCTGCTAATTTCAGACCTAACCATATGGAAAAGGCACTAGAAGGGGAAAGCGGCAATCCATTCGGTCGCTTCCAACCGGTGAAGAACTTTCACCCAACAGTCAAGCCAACAGCACTAATGGAATACCTAATCAAACTGGTAACACCTGAAGGCGGAACAGTCCTTGATCCTTTTACCGGCTCAGGCTCGACTGGCAAGGCTGCTCTACTCAACGGCTATCAGTTCATTGGTATAGAGCTAACAGATGAATACCTGCCAATTATTGAAGGCAGACTCAAGTGGGCTAATGAGCAAGCCAGCAAGAAAGAAGAAGAAAAGAAAGAGGTGCTGTTCTAATGCCGACATACCTCTATGAATGTAAGACCTGTGAACAAAGGGTAAGTATCAACCGAGCAATCACAGACCAAGAGATTCCACCTATCTGTATAGAGTGTGCCAAGCCAATGCTGAAACAGTTTGGGCTAACAGGTGTGACCTTCAAAGGCTCAGGCTGGGGAAAGGACAAGAACTAATGACACCTATGGACATCGCATGGGGAATTGTATTAGGTGGGCTAATACTAGGCGGAATAAGTTTTGTGCTATTACTGATTCTCGGTTGGTTGAGTGACCTATGACTAATGGACATGGCAACCAGTCTTATCAGGAAAGAAACAACAGACCTGACAACTTTGGTGAAGAACTATTCATAGACCATTGCCGAGCGCATGGCCTGACCTGTAGGCGAATAGGCTTTGATGAGAAGCAAGGCTCAATCCCTAACTATTGGGATCTAAACAAAGTAATCCGCCAACTCCCAGACTTTGTATTGACCGGTTTGGTCTTTGGTCATTGCCCGCTGGAGTT